GCTCCTGTCAATACATTGGAAGTAAAAAGACGTCGTAAAACTATCGAGTAAAGGGTGAGTTATGGCAATTTATACCGCCAACGATCAAATTAATGGGGCGCTACGTCTATTAGGAGTATTGGCTGAAGGTGAATCGCCGTCTGCCGCCACATCGCAAGATGCTTTAGCTGCTTTAAATCAAATGATTGATTCATGGAATACTGAGCGTCTATCAGTATTTTCTACGCAAGACCAAGTATTTAATTGGCCACCTAATGTACTCAGTAGAACGCTAGGGCCTACAGGTGACTTTGTAGGTAATCGACCTGTTTTATTAGACGATTCGACTTACTTTATTGATCCTGCCAACGGTATCTCGTTTGGTATTAAGATGATTAATCAACAACAATACAATGGTATTGCCGTTAAGACAGTCACTAGCACATACCCGCAAGTCATATTTACTAATATGACGTACCCTAATATTGAGATGTACATATACCCTAAGCCAACTAAAGTGTTGCAATGGCATTTTATTTCGGTTCAGGAGTTAACACAACCAGCTACGCTTGCGACTAACATATTGTTTCCGCCAGGCTATTTAAGAGCTTTTAGGTATAACTTAGCGTGTGAGTTTGCTGCCGAGTTTGGTGTTGAGCCAAGCCCACAAGTGTCACGGATTGCGATGGCGTCTAAGCGCAACCTAAAACGCATTAACAACCCAGACGATATTATGTCTTTGCCGTACAGTATTGTTGGCACACGTCAGCGCTACAACATATTTGCAGGCAATTATTAAGGATAAAGTATGTCAGATATAGCTATTACAGGTTTGCCAACTGCAACTGCCGCCGCGCTTACGGATGTGTTTCCTATCGTTCAAAGTGATAATGTTACTCGGCAAATAACTAATGCGTTAATATTTAACGCGCCTACCATAACTAGCCCTAGCTTAATAACGCCTGCGTTAGGAACACCTGCTAGCGGTAATTTAACCAATTGTACTGGCGCACCTGTACTTACTACACCCAACATAGGTATTGCTACAGGCACAAGTTTATCAACCACAGGTAATCAAGTTATCTCAGGCGCAGGCAAACAAGGATACGCTGCGGGTTCAGGTGGCGTAGTAACTCAAGCCACTAGCAAAGCAACAGGTGTAACATTAAGCAAACCCACGGGGCAGATTACATTAAATAACGCTGCATTAGCGGCTGATACAACTGTATCGTTTGTTCTAACTAACACCGTAATTGAAGCTAACGATATTTTAGTAATGAATCATATTAGCGGTGGCACAGCAGGTTCTTATTTGCTTAACGCCCAATCAGCGGCTGGATCAGCAAGTATTAATGTGCGTAACATTACTACTGGCTCGTTATCAGAAGCTATTGTGATTGCTTTTGCGGTAATTAAAGCCGTCGTTGCGTAACGTATGAAAACCCCGATTTTAGGCCAAGCGTATGTAGCTAGGACGATTAATGCGGCGGACAACCGCATGGTTAATCTGTTTCCCGAAGCAACGCCTGAAGGTAGTAAAGACACAGGTTTTCTTAATAGAGCGCCAGGACTTAGAACATTAGCTAGGATTGGCACAGGCCCTATTCGTGCGGTATGGGCAAATCAAACACGTGGTGAAGATGCTTTTGTTGTATCAGGTAGTGAGTTCTACAGTATAAATACTAGCTACGTAGCTAGATTGATAGGTACAGTAAGCGGCACAGGCCCCGTATCTATTGCCGACAATGGCATACAATTATTTCTAGCGTGTAACCCTGATGGGTTTATATACAACAAAGCCACCAAAGTTTTTCAAAAAATTACGGATCCTGATTTTGCGGGCGCTATAACAGTTGGCTACATAGACGGATATTTTGTCTTTAATCAGCCAGACTCTCAAATTGTTTGGGTTACAACCTTATTAGACGGTACATCCGTTGACCCATTAAATTTTGCTAGCGCGGAAAGCGCGCCTGACATTTTATTATCTTTAGCGGTTAACAATCGTGAGGTATGGTTGTTTGGTACAAACTCCACAGAAGTTTGGTACGATGCAGCGCTTCCTGGCTTTCCTTTAGCCCCTATCCAAGGCGCGTTCAATGAAGTCGGTTGTTTAGCTGCATATTCTGTAGCTAAACTTGATAATAGCCTATTTTGGCTAGGCGCAGATGCTAGGGGTTTTGGTGTTGTATATCGTAACCAAGGCTATAACGCCTTACGCGTATCTACGCACGCTATTGAATTTGCCATACAAAACTATGATGTTTTAACGGATGCAATTGCTTACACATACCAGCAAGAAGGCCATTCTTTCTATGTGCTGACATTCCCGACTGTAGGCAAAACGTGGGTTTACGATGTGGCTACAGGCTTATGGCATGAACGTGCGGGCTTTAAAAATGGTGACTATACTCGTCACCGTTCTAACTGTCAGATGAATTTTAACCAAGAGATTATTGTTGGTGACTTTGAGAACGGCAATATTTACGCTTTAGACTTAGATGTGTATAAGGACGGCACGGGTATTCAAAAATGGTTACGATCATGGCGTGCGCTACCACAAGGCGCTAACGACTATAAGCGTACTGCTCAACATACCTTGCAGCTTGATGCCGAGACAGGCGTTGGTCTTAATCTATACCCTGAATACGAAGTACCTGAAACAATAACTACGCAATCAGGATTAGGTATTGCTACCGCTAACGTAGGGTTGTTACTAACAGAAGCGAGCGACTTTTTAGTTACTGAGTCGGGCGATGACATTGGTACTGACTATGATGTGCTTGTTACTACAGTCCACCCCGCAGCTCCAGGCTATTATCCTCAAGCCATGTTGCGTTGGTCGGATGATGGTGGTCATACTTGGTCTAATGAGCATTGGTCATCAATGGGTCAATTAGGTAACTATGGAAAGCGTATCTTTTGGCGTCGTCTAGGTATGACTGTTAAGTTGCGTGACCGTGTCTATGAAGTGTCAGGCACCGATCCAGTAAAAGTCTCTATTATGGCTGCTGAGTTACAACTATCACCAACAAGGGCGTAATGGAAAATATAACGCTAATCCCGTCTGCTAAAGTACCTGTGCTACTCGCTGATACAGATGTAATGTCAACCCAATGGTACAGATTCTTTTTTAACATCTATACGCTGACCAATAATGGCGTGTCAGGCAGTTTTACAACAAATGATGGTAAGACAGTCACCGTCACTAACGGCATCATCACGAAGATTGTATGAACGTAGAAATGACCGTCACTTACGGACAAGGGTTTTTACCTACGCTACCTATGTTTGCAAATATGGGGTTGGCTAATATTGAGGTAACACCTGACAAGATTGTCAAGTTGCAAGATGAATTGCTTAAAATGGAACAAGCAGACATCGTAACTGAGCATACATTTACCCCAAGCGTTTACGAACGAAAGATTACTGTACCGCCGTGGTGTGTTTTAACAGGCGCTGCACATAAAACAGATTACAAAGTTCGGCTAGAAAAGGGTACAATTGCTGTTAATATTGGTACAGAAGTAAAAATATTGACTGCGCCATGTGAATTTGATGCTTGTGCTGGCGAACAACGTGTTGGCCGTGTATTTGAAGATGAAGTAGTTTGGGTAGATATTTACGCAAATCCTGATAATTGTAAAGATATAGCAGTCTTAGAAGATCGACTTTATGTTGTACCTAAATGTGGTTTGGGTGAAAACAGAGTTAAACAGTTAGCAACAACAAACGTAGCTAAAATTGTTAATGAAGGAGAAATATAATGGCAGGATGGGTAGCAGGATCAATAGCAGCTAGCACTTTAGTAGGCGCTTATTCATCTAGCCAAGCATCTAAAGCGCAATCTCGCGCCGCAGGTGAAGCTACGCAAGCGCAACGTGATATTGCGGATCAGCAAACCGAACTTCAACGTGAACAATATTTAAAACAACTTGAGCTAAACGAACCGTTTAGGCAAGCTGGCCTTACTGGTCAAAATATGTTGTTAGCGCAGTTGCAAGGTGGCCCATACGCTACAGCTAAGTTTGGTGGCGTAGAAGGGTACGACCCCGCGTCTGCCATGCGAAATTTTGGTGCAGGTGATTTTCAAGCCGACCCAGGGTATGCGTTCCGTTTATCCGAAGGCTTAAAAGGTATGAACGCTACCGCTGCGGCTAGAGGTGGCTTAATGTCTGGTAATGCTTTAAGAGCAGGGCAAGAGTACGGACAACAATTAGGTTCACAAGAATATCAAAACGCTTTCAACCGTTATCAAGCCAATCGTGCAGCGCAAGCGCAAGAGTATGGTAATGCGTTTAACCGTTTCCAAACTGAAAGAACTAACACGCTAGCACCGCTACAAAGTTTAGCAGGTGTAGGGCAGTCAGCTACTCAACAAGCCCAACAAGCGTCACAAAATTACGCTACTGGCGCATCTGGTGCATTAGGTAACTACGGTAATGCCGCGGCAAGTAACATGATTGGAGCAGGTAATGCAAGAGCATCTGGCTATGTAGGTACGGCTAACGCATTAAGTAGCGGGGTAGGCCAAGGTTTAAACTTCTATCAAAATCGCAATTTAGCAAATCAATTACAATACAACAATTTATCCAACCAATATGGCGGCGGTAATGTATATATGCCTAGCGGTGGTACTGGTAGTAATAATTATATGGCTAATACAGGCTTTATTGATTAAGGACTAATTATGGCAACTATTGATCCAAGTATTGCAATGGGTTACAAACCCGTGCAAATTGAAAATCCGATGAATCAATTGGCGGCGTATTCGCAAATTCAAGGCGCGCAACAAGGCCAACAACTTAATGCGCTAAAGATGCGTCAAGCGCAACAAGACTTTAATACGCAAAATGCGTTAGCTGAAGCATATAAAGGTGCTTTTAACCCAAACACAGGTTCTTTAGACTATAACCTTTTAACTAAACAATTAGCCGAAAGCGGCGCTGGGTCAGCTATTCCTGGCGTTATTAAAGCACAAAGAGACGTTGAGTTAACAGCGCAACAATTAAAAACACAACAAGCCGCAGAACGAAAAAGTATTGCAGAAACAAAAAATCAACAATTAAAATTAATTCGTGAAAAAACATCCGATTTAAAATTTAATCCATCTGACGACAATATTAGAGCGCACGCTCAAGACGGCGTGTTAGAAGGCGCTTGGACACCTCAGCAAGCGGATGCTTTTGTGCAAGAATTAACGTCAATTCCTTTAGCGCAACGCGCGTCTATTATTGCTCAACGGGGTTTAGACGCTGAAAAACGTGTTACAACTGCTGAAACTGCACGCGCCAATTTAGAAAGAGAAAAAAATGCAAAGCGTCAAACAGATATATCAGGCGGTCAATTAAATTTAGCAGAACGACGATTAGCTGCGGACTTAGACCCTAACGTACAAGCAAAACTTGCAGCTTCTAAAGCAGCTGGTACAACAACAGGTAAAGCGCAAGCTGCTGCTGCTATAGCGTTACCAAATGCTATTGCAACAAGTGAGAGTCTACTTAGCAAAATTGACGCTATGGTCGGAACACCTGCAGTTAAAGATAAAAGTGGTAAAGTTATTAACGCAGGCACAGCGCCTCACCCAGGCTTTACAGGCGCGGTAGGTATGGGTAGACTTCAAACTTTAGGTATACCAGGTGTTGAACAACTTATACCTGGCACTCCTGCAGCTGACTTTAAAGCACGTTTTGATGAAATCATGGGCGGCGCGTTCTTAGAAGCCTTTGAAACTCTTAAAGGTGGCGGTGCTATTACTGAAACAGAAGGTAAAAAAGCAACAGCAGCTAAAACAAGGATGAGTTTAGCGCAAAGCGAAAAAGAATTTCTTGCAGCTGCTAACGAATACAAAGCTATTGTTAAAACAGGTATTGAAAGGGCTAGGAAAAAAGCAGGTGAAACGCCATCAGGCGGTGTTGATATTGATGCTTTATTGAAAAAGTACGAATAACATGGCTACTCTTGAACAATTAAGTTCTGCCCTTGTTAAAGCTGACGCAGCAGGTAATGTTGACGACGCAAAAGCATTAGCAATGGAAATTAAGCGTATGCGTGGCGAAACACAAGCGCCAACAATAGTAAACGCTCCCGATGCGCGTCAAAATGTTGCTGCTGAACCTGCGGATGCTCGCAGAGAAATGGTACAGCGCGAGTTAACTACTGCTATTGCACCGTTTGCAGGCGCATATACAGGTGTAGGTAACATTGTACTTGGTGGTCAAAAATTGCTTGGTAAAGGTTTAACAGCGTTAGGCGCTACAGACACAGGGCAATTCTTGACTGAAGATGCCATACGTCGCCAAGAATTGCAAAAACAGTTTATTCAACCGTATAAAGATGTAGCACCTGGCTATGCAGGCGCGGGTGAGTTTGCAGGTGAAGTTGTAGCTACGTTGCCTGTGGGGGGTTTTCTTTCTAAACCTATACAAGCGGCAGGCAAAGCTATACCTAGCATAGCTAAAGTAACCACACCATTAGCGCAATCGCTTAGATCAGGCGGCTTTACAACAGGGGTATCCCCTACAACTTTAGCTGGTAGAACTGGTAATGCGTTAGCTAGATTGGTTGGCGGCGCTACTGTTGGCGGCATATCATCAGCTTTAGTTAACCCTGAAGAAACTGAAACAGGCGCTAGTATTGGCGCCGTTGCACCTTTTGTTGTACCGCCTGCAGTTAAATTTTTAGCCATAGGCGCAGGTAAATTTATTGATGCGGCTACAGGTAAATTAGCTAATGTTGAGGCAGGTAAGATTGCCCGTCAAGCAGCTGGCGATCAAATTAATCAGATCCGTGCAGCTAACGGTGCAGCGCCATTAGATATTAATGCAGCACAAGCCGCGTACGGTATTGATAATGACGTCTATCAAGCGTTTTTAGGGTTTGTGTCTGGCAAAGATAAGTCTAGCTATTACCGTGTTCTTAAAGATAAACAGAAAACAGACCAGTTAAATCAATTAGCACGTCTAGCTGGTGGGCCATCTATAACTGAAAATCTAACATCTGTAAGCGAATTTAAAAATGCGTTAAACAATTTAATGACGCCGATTCGTGAAACTGAATTAGCAGCGGCTAATATTGCAGGTACTCTAGGCCCCAAATTACAAGGTGAAGCAAATGTGTTAGGACAAGCGGCAACAGATAAAGTTCAAGATGTACGTCGCTTTGTTGCGGCGGGTGATCGAGCTGCTAATCTTGCGACACAAAATGTAGTTGAAAGAGGCTTGCCAACTAGCACCGCACGCTATACCTATATAGGTGAGCTAGCGGATAAAGCCGATGAAGTAGCAACAAAAGCAGCTGAAGGATCATTAGCTTTTGGTGAAGCTGCACGATTTAAACAAGCTGCTACCGATAGCTTGGCGGCGTATGGGTTAAAACCTTTAACAGCTAAGTCTGTTACAAGTCGTATAAATGGTATTTTGCGTAACCCTGAGTTTGCAGGTAATGATGTTATTGAAGGCGCTATTAAAAGTTTTGGCGATGATGTTGCTAAATGGACAAATAGCGATGGGGTAATAGATGCGTTTGCGTTAGATAGTTTACGCAAAAATTCTGTTAATGCTGCCGTTGAAAAATTACGCCCAGGGCTAGATCAAACAGCTAAAAAGAACTTAGCTGCAAAAGTAATGGCTGACCTTAAAACTCCAATAATTAACGCCATAGAAGAAGCTGGTGGCACAGGCTATGGACAATACTTGCGTGATTACGCAGCTAACGCTCAACTAATTGACCGACGTAAATTAGCAGGTAAAGCATTGTCTATGTTTGAATCATCACCTGACGAATTTATTAAACTAGTTAGAGGCAACAATCCTGACGCAGTAGAAAAAGTTTTTGGCCCAGGCAGTTTTAATATTTTTAAAGAGATGGGCGCTGATATTAAACCTATGCAACAGATTGCTGATCAGTTGACGCGTGATATTAAAATAGCCGAACAAGCTAAAGCAGGCGCTAAAGCATTAGGGTTTGAAGATGAAAGCCTTGCTAAAAAAATACCAGGCTTTGTAGGTTATAAGACCGCTATAGTTAAACAAGTCATACGAGCTTTAGAAAATAAAGTTAGTGATAAGACAATAGATGTGTTAGCAAACGCAGCTAAATCAGGCAAAAGTATGAATGAAATTTTAAATACTTTACCTGCCGATGACCGTATTCAAGTATTAAAAGCGCTTAAAAATGCGTCTAATCTTTCGGGTACGCGCGCAGGCGTGGCAAGTCTTACTACACCGCCAGTTAATGCATTAGCTCCTGAACAACCAAACCAAAACGCACTTGCAAGGTAAATATGGAAGCCGAGAACAATACACGAATTAGCGTGCATGAGGCAGTATGCGCGGAACGATATAAGCGCATCGAGGAATCATTTGAGCGTGGCGCTAAACGTATGCAACGAATTGAGTATATGTTGTACGCATTAATGGTCGTTACGTTCTTTGGTAAAGACACTTTTATGGAGTTATTACAAGCTGTAGTAATTAAATAATGGATACCGTAGATATCCTAGCAAAGATATGGCCTCTGTTAGTAGGGTTTGTAACGCTTGTTATTGTGCTTG